TGGATATAGTTAGGTGTTACCTTTTCATGTTGCATATCATAACCATCAAATAACTCAAGATTTACTCTCCAGGTAGCGTAGTTGGTCCAACCGTTATATTTTTCTGAATTTGTCATTTGTTTAGCTCCTGTCTAAATTGGTGTGTTGGGTTGTTCTGATGGGGATCATTATATAGATAAATGAAACCATGTCTACAAAAAAGATTTATTTAAATTCAATGGGTTACAAAATAATTCATAAGCAGATAATCCTAAAATCGTTAAAGTATCTGAATTACAGTGTCTTTATATATATAGGTGCTCTGGTGGTCTCTGGTGGTCTCTGGTGGTCCTAAGGAGACTTAAGAAGGTCCTGAATACCACAATCATGCATTCTTTCTTCTCAAGTTTGCTCAAGACCACTCAAGACCACTCAAGACCACTCAAGACCACTCAAGACCACTCAAGACCACTCAAGCAATCCTCATGCCACTTAGGTATGCACTAGGATCATAGCAGCTATCCATCTAATGCATACCTAAGTGGTCCTAAGTGGTACATAAATTGCATGAGCAAGAACCGTGCCAACTATCCATGCGTACTACTCATGTGGTCATGTGTGTTACGCATGGCTACTGGTGAAGACTTGGCATGAATTGTGCTTGAGTGGCACGGGGGGACCCCTAAGGAGTCCTTGATAATTTTTATAGTGCTTCATTAGCACATCAGAGGTGATTTTGGACCCCTCAAGACTCCTCAAGACCACTCAAGAAGTGTGATAAAATTATCACTTTAATAGGACTAATGTAAATAAATGAAAGAAAAGGGTTGACTTAAGGGGTCAGGGCGGGTACTACTAAAGAAGTCTAAAGAAATCTATAGTGGTACTATTGACTTTAGTCTAAAAATATGCTATAATATGTTTAGTTAAACAATTAAGTGATCTACTTAAGTATCTTAAGACAGACTAGAGAAAAACATTTAGTAAATCCTTTAAGTGATTACATAAAATATTAACCTCTAGAAAAACTTAAGACATCTTAAAATATCTAAAGTTATCTTTAGTCTTCCTTAATGGATATTGATAAAGTATTATTCATTAAGGACAAAGCAAAGAAGGTAAGTTATGTCTGATAATGAGTATAAAGATTCTACTGAAAAAGTAGAAGGGAAAAAATTTAAAGCAGGTAATCCAAATTTTTATAAAGGTATGCCAGCTTTAAACCCCAAAGGACGACCTAAAGGCTCTTTAAACAAATATACTAAGTTATCCAGAGAGTTAATGTCCTCGAAAGGGCCTGAAATTGTAGAGAAAGTTATTGAATTAGCCCTGGAGGGAGACAGACACTGTTTAAAAATGTGTCTTGATCGTATTATTCCAACCTCCAAGGCTGTAGAAATTAAACATGAGCATGAAAACCTTGGCGTTAATATTATTGTAGAGAGCGTCAAGGCAATCGAAAGAAAAGAAGAAAAACAATACAAAACGATTGAAGGTGAAATTCTAGACCAAATGAACAGTGATGACTGAGTTAAAAGTTACTCTTCATGACGCTCAAATGGAAATCTTCAGATCACCTAAGCGTTTCAAAGTGGCGGCTTGTGGTAGACGATTTGGTAAATCTTACTTAGCTGCCTGGGTCTTAATTATCAAGGCTCTCCAATCTGAATCTAAGGATGTATTCTATGTAGCTCCGACTTTTCAACAGGCTAAGGATATTCTATGGAGTATCCTTAAAGAAATAGGAAAGGAGGTGATCAAATCTACCCATGAGAATACAGCGACCATTACGTTAGTAAATGATCGTAAAATTTATCTCAAGGGTTCAGATAGACCGGACACCCTTCGTGGAGTTGGTCTCGCTTATGTGGTTATGGATGAATATGCCTCTATGAAGGCAGAAGTCTGGGAGATGATCCTTAGGCCTACTCTAGCAGACGTTAAAGGTGAAGCGTTATTTATCGGGACACCTGCCGGAAAAAATCACTTCTTTAGGCTTTGGCTAGATGCTCAAAAACCTGAGAATTCCGAAGAATGGGAAGCATTTCAATTTAACTCTACTGATAATGCATTTCTAGACCCTAAGGAAATCGAAGCAGCTAAACAGAACATGTCTACTCAGGCATTTCGACAAGAATTTGAAGCTACTTTTGAATCCTTCTCAGGTGGTGTATTTAAAGAAGAATGGATTCAGTACGTAGACGAGAAGGCATTTGATGAAGGAAATAACCCCAGCATTACTGGTCATTATGTTATTTCTGTCGATCCAGCAGGGTTTGAACAGGCCAGTAAAGAAAGAGGTCTTAAGTCGTCTAAACTTGACGAAACCGCAATTAGTGTGGTTAAGATTTCTCAAGACGAGTGGTACGTAAAGGATATTCTACACGGTAGATGGGGCATTAAGGAGACTGCAGAAAAGATTCTTAATGCCGCTGAAGAGGTAGGAGCCACTACAGTAGGTATTGAGGCTGGAGCTTTGAAAAATGCCATTATGCCGTACCTAGAAGACTTGATGAGAATTAAAGGTAGATGGTTTAACATTACAGACGTAACACATGGTGGAAAAAAGAAGCAAGATCGTATCGTATGGGCATTACAAGGCCGTTTAGAACATGGTAAGATTAAGTTTCGTAAAGCAGATTGGAACCATAACTTCATATCTCAAATGTTGGATTTTCCAAACCCACTGTCTCACGATGACTTACTTGACTCTTTGGCCTACATTGACCAAGTTAGTGTAGCAGACTTTGCACAATCAATTGAATTAGATGAATGGGAACCTTTAGATAATGTCTCAGGATACTAAGTTAAGCTATATTGACCCTAAAGCAGCCTTAAGTGCTTGGGTAGTCGATAAAGTTACTACATGGGAAGAACACCGTAATACGAATTATCTCACTAAGTGGGACGAATATTACCGTATTTGGCGTGGTGTTTGGTCAATTGAAGACAAGACTCGTTCATCTGAGAATTCAAAACTAATCTCTCCTGCGACTCAGCAAGCTGTAGAGGCTACTGTGTCTGAACTGGAAGAAGCTATCTTCGGCAGGGAACAGTGGTTTGATTTACGTGACGATGTAGCTGATCAAGACCCTACGGACATTAAGGTTGTACGTACAAATCTTCAAGAAGACTTAGAACGTGCTAAAGTTAAAGACGCCATTGTAGAATCCTTACTGAATGCCGCTATTTATGGCACTGGTATTGCTAAAATTAACGTCAAGGAAGAAGTTAAGAAAAAACTTTCGGAATCTGCGATTCCAGGGACTCTAACTACAGATACTTTTGTCCAGAATGAAGACATTATTACGGTAAAGATTGAAGCGTTAACTCCTAAAGAATTTGTCATTGATCCGACTGCTACGTCAATTGAAGAAGCTTTAGGTGTAGCTCAGATCGTCATTAAGCCTAAGTATGAAATTATTGAAGGTATTCGTAATGGGATTTACGAAGATAAACCTGTTGGTAGTTTTGAGAAAATGGATTTAGGTTTTGAGGATGAAAACTCTTCGATTACCGACGATGACGATAAGGTTAAGATTACTGAATATTGGGGCCGTGTTCCAGTTAAGTTCTTAGAGGAAAAAGAAGACGGATTTGAGAGCTTTGACTACGATGAAGATGAACTTGTAGAGGCTGTTGTAGTTGTCGCTAATGACGGTGTAGTCCTTAAGGCTTCTCGTAATCCTTATTTAATGGAGGACCGTCCTTTTGTTGCTTATCAACATGATCGTGTACCTAATAAGTTTTGGGGTCGAGGCATAGCGGAGAAGGGTTATAACCCGCAAAAGGCTCTAGATGCAGAGCTAAGAGCGCGTATTGACGCTCTAGCCCTCACTACGCATCCTATGATGGGCGTAGACGCTACTCGCCTCCCCCGTGGTGTTAAGTTTGAAGTTAAAGCAGGTAAGACGATCCTTACTAACGGCGATCCTCGTCAGACCCTTATGCCGTTGAACTTCGGTAATGTAGCTAATACTACCTTTACTGAAGCTGCTGAGTTAGAACGTATGGTTCAGATGGGTACTGGGGCGATGGACACAGCAAACAGTAACTTTGCTAATCCTCGTAATTCTACTGCCTCCGGTATGTCTATGCTTCAAGCGGCTTCGATTAAACGCCAGAAGCGTACTATTATGAACTTCCAAGAGAATTTCTTGATTCCTCTTATTGAGAAGACTGCTTGGCGTTATATCCAGTTTGCTCCTAATCGTTACCCAGGCGGTGACTATAAATTTAAAGCGTATTCCAGTATGGGTATTATGGCTAAAGAACTGGAAATGACTCAGATGATCCAGTTATTGTCTATGACTCAACAGGGAACCCCTGCATTCGGTATTATCCTTATGTCCATCTTTGAAAATTCTTCCCTGTCTAACCGTGAAGAACTTAAAATAGCGATTGCTCAGATGATGCAGCCTGATCCGCAACAACAACAGGTTCAACAGATGGTTCAGCAGTTGGAGTTGATGAAACTTCAAATGGAAATTGAAGAGATGAAGGCAGGGGTTCAGAAAGAAATGGCTCAGGCTATGAAGTATCAATCTGAAGTTCAGGATAAACAGTCGCAGGATACTTTGGTTCAGAAACAAGTTG